AATGGAATCAGCGCGCCGACTGCGCCCGCCGCGCCTCGTGCGACTTTCTGCGCGATCTCGACGACCTGGCTCCGGCCCGCCCGCTGGTGTGGCTGCTGTGCATCTTCGCCGTCTTTGCCGTCGCGATGGTCATGGCGAGCGTGACATGAGTCACGAGGACTTCGCGGATCACATCATCTTTTTGCTGGCGCTGGGCGTGCTGGTGTACGTCATTGCGCAGGGAATTGCGGCGTGACGCAACTCGATTATTCCGAGTACGTGCAGCGCAAGCTTTCGACCGTGCCAGGGACGGGGCTGCCGACGGACGTGCACATCCCGACGGCCGGACTATTCCCGCACCAGCGTGCGCTGGTTTCGTGGGCGTGCAGGCGCGGCCGCGCTGCGATATTTGCCGACACTGGGCTTGGAAAGAGCCGCATGCAGCTTGCATGGACGGCGCCGGCCGTGGAGTACACGCGCCGGCCGGCGCTCATCCTCGCCCCGCTGGCCGTAGCCGAGCAAACGGTGCACGAAGGGCAGGCAATCGGCATCGACGTGCGCCATGTGCGCGACGGCAACTCGATTGACGGCGCCGGAATCTACATCACGAATTACGAACGACTGCATCGGTTCGATCCGTCGGTATTCGGGGCGGTCGTGCTTGACGAGTCGAGCTGCATCAAACATCACGACTCAAAAACGCTTCGCCTGCTGCTCGAGGCGTTCGATCAGACGCAGTTCAAGCTTTGCGCAACCGCCACGCCGGCGCCGAACGACTGGACTGAACTCGGAACGCATGCGGAGTTCCTCGGCATCTGCACTCGCCAGGAAATGCTGGCCGAGTTTTTCACGCACGATGGCGGCGACACATCCGTCTGGCGGCTAAAGGGCCATGCCCGCCACATCTTCTGGCGCTGGGTGTGCTCATGGGGCGCCCTGGTGCGGCGCCCGTCGGATCTAGGATTCGATGATTCAGCCTACGCGCTGCCTCCGCTGCATCTGCACGAGCACACGGTCGAGACAGAGATGCCGACCAACGGCATGCTCTTTGCCAGCGAAGCTCAAACGCTGAGCGAACGTCGTGATGCGCGGCGCTCATCGCTGGCCGATCGCGTGGCCGACTGCGCGAGCATCGTCAACGCCGACCGCGAGCCATGGGTTGTGTGGTGCGACCTCAACGCCGAAGGCGATGCGCTCCGGGTAGCCATTCCCGGCGCGGTCGAGATCCGCGGTTCGGACGACATCGAAACAAAAGAACGCCGGCTGGCCGAGTTCGCTGCCAGTCGCATTCGCGTGCTTATCACAACGCCAAGCATTGCCGGCTTCGGCCTTAATTGGCAGCACTGCGCACGTATGGCGTTCGTCGGAGTGACGGATAGCTTTGAGGCTTACTACCAGGCCGTGCGCCGCTGCTGGCGCTTTGGGCAGAAGCGCGACGTGCACGTGCATGTCTTTGCTTCGGATGCGGAAGGCGCGGTGGTGGCGAACCTGAAGCGGAAAGAAAAGGACGCGCTCGCCATGGCCGAAAGCCTGAGCGCCGAAACCCGCGACGCCGTGATGGCCGAGGTCACCGGCCTGAAGCGGCAGACCAATACCTACAACGCGGCGGCGCACGTCGTCGCACCGACATGGCTGGGGGTTGCATGAAGTGCATAGATCAGGTCATCACCGACCGCTACGCCGCTTACCACGGCGACTGCGTCGAGGTGTTACGCGGACTGCCGTCCGAAAGCGTTGGCTATTCGATCTTCTCGCCACCGTTTGCCAGCCTGTACACCTACAGCAACAGCCCGCGCGACATGGGCAACGTCCGCAATGATGCGGAATTTTTCGAGCATTTCGACTTTCTGATCGCTGAGCTGCGGCGCGTCATCAAGCCCGGCCGCGACGTCAGCTTCCACTGCATGGACATGCCCGCGAGCAAAGAGCGCGACGGCTACATCGGGCTCAATGACTTCCCGGGTGAGTTGCTGCGTGCTTTTCAGCGGCACGGATTCATCTTTCACAGCAAGGCGACAATCTGGAAAGACCCCGTGACGGCCATGCAGCGCACGAAGGCCCTGGGGCTCCTGCACAAGAGCGTGCGCGAAAACGCGGCGATGTGCCGCCAGGGCATTCCTGACTACCTCATCACAGTGCGGGCGCCGGGCGAATCCGAGCGCGTGACCCACGGCGAGGAATACCCCGTCGACCTCTGGCAGAAGGTCGCCTCGCCCGTATGGATGGACATCAATCCCAGCGACACGCTCCAGTATCAAAGCGCACGCGAACATGACGACGAGCGCCACATCTGCCCGCTGCAGCTCGACGTGATCCGGCGCGGCGTCATGCTTTGGACGAATCCGGGCGACATCGTTCTGAGCCCGTTCATGGGAATTGGCAGCGAAGGGTACGTGGCCCTGCAGATGAACCGGCGCTTCATCGGCGTCGAACTAAAGGCTAGCTACTACCAGCAGGCCACGCGCAACCTGGCCAACGCGCTGGCAACGACGGCATCGTTGTTCGACACCAAGGCCGCCTGATGCTGCGCGGCCTCTACTACGACGGATTGCCGATGCTCATGCTCGCGACGTTCGCGCTGGTTTTTCTGCGGTCTATCCAGCAGCAGAATGTCATCCACGGCAACTATCTGGCGGCGGCCTTGATTCCATACGCCATCGCCTGCGCCGAGGTTGCGTCCGTTTTGCTGGTCGTGTCGGCGGGATGGCAGGCCGTCCCGTGGGTAGGCACCGGCGGCGCGCTGGGCGTGCTCTCCGCGATGTGGACGCATCGCAGATTGCGGCGGAGCCGGTGATGCTCCGCGCCATCTACCACTTGTGCGCCCGCACGTACTACCGCTGGGCGCTCAACGGCATCCACCCCGCGCACCCCGACGCCGGCTTCGTGCAACTCATGCACGCGCTGCACGACCTCGAAGTGGAGCGCTTTCTGCGAGGCGACGTCGGATGACCAGCCTCACCACCGCGCAACCCGATCGCTTTAACGACGCCCCATGACCCAGGACCAGATCAGCGCCCGCCTGCTGCTCACCAGCGAGATCTGCCAGCAGCTGCAGCTCTACGCGCAGGAGATCACGCGCGAGAACGCCTCGCGCGCCTTCCTTGAATCCTTCGCCAGCCGAGCGCTCAAGTGCTGCGCCGTGCTGTACACGCTATCGCGGCCCGAGCCGCTTGCCACATCCGAGGCTCAGCCCGTGAGCCAGCCCGAAAACGTGCTGCCGCTGCGCGGCGGCTTCGAGCCCGCGCTCAACGCGGCCGTGCTGCACGCCGTCGACACTACTCAGCGACGGGAGGACTACAACCCGTGATTGATCTGGAAACCGCGTTGGTCGATTTCCTGTCCGGCAGGTGCGGCAAGCCGCTTCCTCATCCAGATGCCGTGCGCGATCTCTACCTGCGGCTGGTGCTGGAGCGGTTTTCCGGCAACCTCACCAAGTCGAGCAGGGCCACCGGACTGCATCGCCGCACGATCCAGAGGACGCTGTGGAAAAACCGCGACCGGCGCCACGGGGATGCGGAGCCGTGTTCGGGATGCGTGTTCTGCACTGTGCGCACTGCGCCGGAAGAAGCATGGAACGGGGTCAAGGACTGATGCTGACCATCGCCGACGCCGCCCTAAAGGATCAACCATGACCGCACCGCTGCCGCCGCCGCTTGAGTATCGGATGTACACGCGGGATGAACTGCAAGCCTTCGCCAAGCTCGCCGTCCGCGAGGCGTTGGAGCGTGCAGCGGCCGAGGCAAAGATGATGGCCCGTGCCGCTGATACCGAGAAAGCGGAGCGCCAGAGGCTAGAGGCCGAACTGCAACGGCTGACACCTACAGCGGAGGATCAGTCATTCGTTCGCACGCTGCTCGCCAATGGAGTGTACGAGGGGCGAACCGCTGGCCTGCTGCGCCGCTATGTCTTGAGGGAGGAATAGATGACAGACCTGATCGCGCGGCTAAGTCGCCAGTACGACGACGAAGGAAACATCCATCCCCTTGCCAAAGAAGCTATCGCTCGCATCGAGCAGTTGCAGCGGGAGCTAGCCGCACTCGCATCCGAGCGGCAGAAGCAGGCGCAGCAAGTGATTTCCGACTCGTGGCAAGAAATGGAGCGGGCGAAGCAGGCAGAGCCGAACTTGATTCCGGTTGACTTCGACACCGACGACTGGATCGAGTCGCGCGGCGAGAACATGGTCACATGCCACTCGCGCACGGTAGGCGGAGTGCTGTGTCGGTATTGGGGAGAGAATGTTCCGCGCGGGAGGGCGCTGATTGACGCAGCAGCCGCTCCACAGCAGAGCGCCGAGCCAGCGCCATGCGCAAACTGCACCAACGAACAGCAATGCGCAGCATATGAGGCCGGGGTGAAGTCGGTGCTTCGGAACGCCCCTCCTGCCGTGCAGGCAGAGCCGGTGGCTATGAGCATGTTTGCCACGAAGGCAGACTATGACGCAGCACTAGCACAGCAGGCAGAGCCGATGGCATGGATGAAAGGCATGAACGTTTGCATCAGTATCGAGTCAGACGCGGCGATGCTTGCGGACGGGTATCAGCCGCTGTACACCGCCCCGCCTGCTGTGCAGGATCAAAAGCAGATCATGTGCGCGTGCGGCGACGTTTATCCGGCTAGCGCGTTTGTCTGCGATAACTGCCGCGCGTCCGCCGCCCCACCTGCCGCGCAGGCAGAGCCGACGCCATCATCCGACCTTGAAAAAGCCGTGGCATCGTTTGGCGCGGCAATGCTTACGCTTGGATTTTGCCCAATGGAGCGCCGCGCAGAAATGCGCGCATGGAAAGACGAGGCGTACAAGGCGGTAATCGAAGCTGCCACTCCTGCCGATGACGAAGCGGTCAGGTTGCGTAGCGAATTACTGCACTCCAAGAACTGCCTTGGCGTTGCTGCCGATCAGATCAACGAAGCGGTTAGGTTGCTGAGAGAGGCTCGGAGTTATGTCGTTGGCGATCACGGATGGGATTACGACAACGGCGGATGGCTCGCGGACAGAATCGAGGCCTATCTGGCAAAGCATGCTGACCATCGCTGAAGCTGCCCAGGCGCTCAAAGTCTCCGAGCGCACCATCCGCCGCGAGATTGCCGATGGTCGGCTGCGGGCGGTGCGGCTGCGGTCGTTGTATCGTATCCGCCCCGAAGACTGGCAGGCGTACCTCGCCGCCCAGCCCGCAGCGTGTCCGTCCGACAAGTCGGCAACCGATGGCAGGTTCGCCTCCGCATTGGCGGCGGTCGCCGCATTGAGCGCACGCTCCCGCCCGGCGCCACCCGCGCCGACGCGCGCGCCCTCGAAGATACGCTCCGCCGCGCGCAGATCGACCTTGCGGCTGGTCGCCGGCCCGCCACGCTCATAGATGACGCGCTCGACCGCTGGCTGGCCGAAGAAGTCCAGCACCAGAAAAGCGCCGTCCGCACGCGCCAGCGCGTCAACGTCCTGCGCGAGTTCACCGCGGGCAAGACGCTGGCGGACCTCGTCACCGTCGCCGGCCAGCTCAAGACGGCCACCGCCGCGCCGGCTACGATCAACCGCTACCTTTCCGTCCTGCGCCGCATCGGCAACCTGGCCGAGCAATGGGGCCTGCTCGAGCGCGCGCCCAGGATTCAGCTCCTGCCCGAGCGCAACGAGCGGCACGTCTACCTCTCGCCTGCGGAAGTGCAGCGCATTGCCCGCCACTGCCCGGCCGAGGTTGGCGACCTGGTGCGCTTTGCCGCCCTCACGGGGCTGCGCCGCTCCGAGCTGCTGCGCCTCAAGCCCAGCGACCTACGCGACGGCGCCCTGCTGCTGGACGCGCGCACGAAGTCAGGCCGCCCGCGCATCGTCCCGCTGCCGCCCGAAGCTCTCAGGATCGCGCGCAAGCGCCTGCCTTGGCAGGTCGATGTCTATACCCTCCGCGCCGCCTTCGAGGGCGCCCGCAGGGCTGCGGGCCTGCCGCACGTGCATTTTCACGACCTGCGGCACACCTACGCGAGCTGGCTGGTGCAGTCCGGGCAGAATATGAAGGTCGTCAAGGAACTGCTCGGCCACGCCGCCATGGCCACGACGGATCGGTATGCTCATCTGGCAGCGCCGCACCTGGTCAAGGCCGTGAGCGGCTTGCGGCTTGGGAAAAAATGATGGTGCCGGGAGCGGGACTCGAACCCGCACGGTGTTACCCGTCAGATTTTGAATCTGATGCGTCTACCGCTTTCGCCACCCCGGCCGAAGTGCATCATACGATTGCCAACGTCGGGGTAAGGCTGGGGATAAAACTTCGCCAAGTGCTTGATTTTAGGCTTTTGCCACGGGACTCAAAAAATCGTGTCCCACGGAGCCGGCCATCGGCTTCAGAGGCAGGGCCGGTCGGAAACGGCCCAGAACGGCACGGGATGGGGTAAGGGTGGGGAAAATCCCCGACAGAGAAGACCGCCCCCAAGCGGCTTGCGCCGCTTCAGGGCTCACCAGTTGAGCCACCCCGGCCAGATGGGTGCGGAAGGCGCCTGCCAGCGCCGCCAGTCGTTGTGAGCTGGCCGGCGCAGGCTCAGGGCAAAGGGGTGAGTTCAGGCTCCCCGAAGAGAATCTCTGCGGTCTGCGCTTCGGCTGCGACGACTTCGATGGCGCCGGTGAGCGTGATCTCGCGCACTTCGCCGACATCGAGGTCGGCATCGAACACGGCGAAGATCTGCGCCACCCCGGGCGCGACGGCCTTGACGAGGCCGGTCAGCGGGCCGGTCGATTCAACGGTTGCAACGGCGGGATCGCTGGAGGACCAGGCGACGGCGCCGTCAATCGTGGCGGGACGGCCGGCGGCGGTCTTGGGCGCGACGGTCGCGGAGACTTGCTGTTCGTTCGTGATGCGTGCCATGAGGCCCTCTACAAAGGATTGGGTGCCGGTTGCCCAGCGGAAAACAAACCGCTTGCGCGGCTTGAGCTTGCGCCGGCAGCCGCAGCCGCCGAGCTTGATGACGAGCGCCTTCACTGTGCGGCTGGCATCGCCACTATTTCGGCGCCCCAGGCGCGGCAGAGGGCGAGGCCGTCGCGGAGCTGGTCAGCTGCGCGGCCGCTTTCGTCCGCCAGTCCGTCAGCTTCTGCGAGTAGTAGCCCGAGGGTTTCAATTCGATGCTGGTGATCGCGGCAGGCATCGGAGGCACCGCCGGCGGTGCTACCGGCTGCGGTGAAAGCGGCGAGACGCTGGCGCAGCCCGTTGCCAGCAGCGTCAAGAGCACGAATGCGGTCCGCCTGCGCGGCGAGCTGGTCGGCATACTCTTTCTCCCTTGCGGCGACGTGATCGCGCCAGGCGGTTTCAATGCGCCGCGCCTCGAGCTGCGCGGCGGCGGTGGCCGAGGCGGCGGCCGCGCGCTCGGCGTTCCAGTCCCGCTCCATCCGCGCGACCTTGCGGTCGGCGTAGACCTTGTGGATGCTCATGCCCAGCAGCGTGAAGCAGAGCGCGAAGGCGGCCCCGATGATGAGGCGCGCGGCGAGGCCGGTCGGCAGGGGAATCATGCGGAGACTTCCCATCGCGGCTTCAGTTGCCCGTAGATCGGCTGCCAGGCGCGATCCCTGCCGGGCCGTTGCCAACCGGATGAGGGCCGCGATTCTCCGGCGACCCTCCAACCGGCGCCGCGAAGTGATGATCCAGACTCAGCCGCCAGCGTGTACGTGATCATTCGACGCCCTCCCATCTGCTGCCAGATACGCCAGCAGCGGCCGTAGAGAAACGAGCACGCGCCGCGCGGCGCGTCGTCCAGCACGCAGCAGCGCGTGACCTCAGCGGTAAAGCCATCGTCCATCAGCCTCGCCAGAGGCCGGCCGACAATCGCCACACCTACCATTGCGCCCTCAAACTCGGCAGCGATGGCGAAGCGCCCACCGTCGCGCTGAGTTCGATCACTGTGCCGGTGGAAGTTTTCGACAAAGTCGTTGGCTTCGCGTAGCGTTATCGGCACAACAATCATGCGGTATCCGTTTCGGCGACGAGGCGGTTGAACAGCGCCAGCGTGGTCGGCTGGTCGGCCAGCGCCTGGCGGATGCCGTCGTTGAACTCCGCCTGCTCGAAATTGCGGCGGTTGACCAGCCCCTTGAGCACCAGGCCCCCGGCCTTGACCCAGCGGTCGAACTCCGCCTGCGCCTCGATCCATTGGCCGGCGTTGATGCGGCGGGCGAGCGTGCTGTCGCGGAACGCGGCGCAGCCTACGTTGTAGGCAAAGCTCACCAGCGCGTCGAACATGGGCTGATTGAGCGGCACGTGCGGCAGTGTCTCGAGCACGCAGCGTTCGAAGCGCTCGACGTCGAACCGGAACCACGCCTCCGCCTCGGCCTCGGTGCAGTGGTCGGTCCAGTGCACGCGGCGGCCGTCGGGGTAGCGCGTGGTGCCGTAGCCGATGGTCCAGACGCCTGCGGCGTCGCGGTAGGCGTTGATGGCCAGCGCCTCGCGCACCCGCAGCCGCTGCAGGGCAGCGTCGCTCGCCTTCATGGTTATTTGCCGAACGGCAGGCTGCCGTTCCACTTTTCGGCGGCCTTGTCGAGCACCTTGGCGGCGCTGAACGTGACGACGTAGGCCCAGTAGATCTCGGGCGTGCCGATGCCGTCGAGCATGTCCTGCATGACGTACCAGGTGGCCACCACCCAGCAGCCGACCGAAAGCACGCGCACCGCGCTCACCTTGCCGGCGTCGTCGCGGTACATATCGGCAAGGTCAAAGTCCTTGCGCAGCTGGACGAGCACCAGCGAGATCGTAAAGCCGACCAGGAGGACGATGAGCATCACCGCCGGGAAATCCCACCGGACGGCGTCGAACCAGGCGAAATTCATGTCACTTGCCCCCATTGCCGAAAATGTGCTTGACCCCTTCGAGCAAGCCGTAGGCGATGGCGCTGATGGCCATGCCGATGATCGAGATCGAGGCCGCGAAGTTCAGCTTTCCGACCACGTTCTTGTGCTCGCGCGCCCAGAGCACCAGCGAGATGACTTCCGTGAACGTGATCCCCGAGCGCTTTTCGATCAGGTCGATGAAGTGGTCAACCTGCAGGGCGACACGGTACTTTTCCTCTTCGCTAAGGTTGTCCATGTCATCGGGCTTTCCGGGCGCGGTCGCTCATTCGTTCTTTCCTATTGGTTGACGATCGCGCGCAGCGCGATGATCTGGTCGTCGATGTCTTCGAGGCGCTTCTTGATCTCCAAAGGGGTCAAGCCGCCGCGGCCGATGCGCTCCTCACGCTGCAGCCGGAGCTGCGACAGTTCCAGGCGGGTGATCTCTTCAAGCGCGGCGCGCTTCGCGGACTGCTGCTGTAGAACAGCCGGCCGCACGACCCAGCGGCGCTCCTGCGCGTTCCAGTCGTGGTCGGGCGAGGGCGCCGGCGGCTTGTAGTCCACCAGCGTGCCGGTGTCGGCGTCCAGGCGCATCGCCCAGGGGAACTCCACGGCCGCAACCGGCACGGAACCGGCCGGCGCGTTGAGCGCGATGTCTGCCTCGCTGCCGGAAAACCGCACCCCGGTCCAGAGGCCGGTTCCGGCGTCGAAGAAGTCGACCGCGCTCATCGCTGGATCAGCCTGGTGATTGTCGCGTTGTAGGTGAGGTAGTAGATGTACGCCGTCTCGTCCGCTCCGCCCCAGCCTTCAACGCGCACGATCAGCCGCACATCAACCGCCAGCCCGGCCTGCACAAAGACGTCTTTCGTATCGGAGTAGGGCGCCTGGAAATACGATCCGTTGCCGAGATACAGGCGCGCGCCGTCGGTCAGCATCGCCCCGCCCTGCCAGATCTGCATCTCGATGGACCGGGTCGCTCCAGACGCCGTCGTGAAGCCCGTGCCAGCGGTCACGCGCACCTTCAGGATGCCCGGGACGGTCGGCGTGAAGCCGAAGGTGTCGACCTCGTAGACGTCGTCGATGATGCTGAAGCTGCGCTGGTTGAGATACCGGTGCCACGTGCCGACCGTCTGCCCGTCCACCGTCGAGGGATTGCCCTCCACCCAGGGCGTCGCCGTCGCCCGCGTCACGCCGTCAGGGGCGACGCAGAGGAGTGCTTTGCTCCAAGCGGTGAACGGATATGGGCTGCTGCTGGACGTGCACTGGACGAGGCAAATCACGCGCGCATATGCGGTGTTCGCCGGGGCCGTACCAGTGCACCAGAGGCGGCGGTGGGTCGTGAAGTCGTACTGGCCTCCGTCGACCGCCGTCAGACTGTCGTATGCGTCCGCCGGGTTGCCCAGTATCGTGTTCTTGGCGGCGTCCAGATACTGGATCTGCAGCTGCGAGATGCCGCGATGCGTGCTGACGTAGACGCTCGCCTCGTAAGCCACGCCCGCCACGACGGGCACATCCTGGTAGACGTAGGCGTAGTGCCCGACTGTGTTGGATGGAATGTAGAACCAGCAGCCGCCGTTCCCGAAGTTCCACGCGGTGCCGCCGGCGTAGTTTCTGGCAAATAATGCAGGATTTCCGCCTGGCGACCACCCGCGTAGGGTGCGCGTATCAGCAAACGCGGCATTGACGGCATAGCCCAGGTCGTCCGTCCAGTCGCTGTTCGCCAGCATGTTGGCAGTGACGCCGGGCCGGCCGATGCAGGCGTGGGCCTGGGGCGCGGTCCAGGCGCTGGCAAAGCCGGCGTTGTTGACGGCGCGCACGCGGATCAGGTAATTCTGGCCGTCGAAGGCGGGGTCGATCCACACCGCGGTCGCGTCGCCCGGCGCGGTAATGCGGACCCACTGCACCGCGGACCAGTCGCCGCGCTTGTACTCCAGCTGGATCTGGCCGCCCTTGCGGACGTACTCATCCGCCGGACTGGTGATGCTCACCAGGATGCGCGCCACGAAGGTGCCGTCGCCGGCCTTGTAGAGGTAGCCGGCGGAGTTGATTCCGGTGATGGTGGGCGCCACCACCGCGGCCGGGTTGGGCAGCGTCGTGTTGCCGGCGCCGGAGAGCACCGATGCCTCGCCGAGGTTCCAGTCGTAGAGGCCGCTTGGCTCCTCGCGCAGCGTGAACATCATGCCCCCGCGGGCATCGAAGCTGCGGCGCTGGATGCGGAACGGCTTGGCGCTGAAGCCGTAGCGCGCCAGCGTGACGCTCACCATGTCGCCCACCTGCCAGGCGTAGGTGCTGAGGTTGCAGTTGCACTCCAGCGTGAGCTGCTCGCGGGCGCGGTAGACAGCAATCTTGGCCAGCCGCTGCGCGCGGGCGCTGTCGGTCACCTGGCGCAGCTCGATGGCGCTGGTCATCGGGGCGCCGCCGTCTTCGCTCACGAAGGTGGCGCTCGACCACTCGGGGAACTGGTCGACAATCCAGCCCTTGTCGGCGTTGACGTAGGTGCCCTTGCAGCCGTTGATGAGGTCGCGCCGCGAGACGAATGGCACGATCTTCACCGAGCCCGCGTCCGAGAGCTTGGATTCGTCGAGCGTGAGCGCCGGCGCGGTGTAGGCGCCGGGGCGAATGCGCCATTTTCCCTGGGAGTAGTTGATGCTGCCCGCCATCGCCTGCGCGAACAGCTCCAGATTGCTCAGCCGGTCGTCACCGGTGTTGACGGCGCCGTCGAAGGTGTAACGGTCCTGGTAAGTGGGCGTGGCCGTGAGCTGGACGTCCTCGTCGCAGATGTTGGCGGCAGCGATACAGGCGGCGTCATCAATCTTGCCGCCGGCCGCGTTGACGCCGTAGAGGTAGGTCAGGTAATCGCGCGCACAGAGCGCCGCATTGCGGCTCCACACCGTCGTCGATGAGCGCGGGTCGTAGACCTTGCGGCCCTTAATCACCGCCTTGATGTTCGGGATGCCCGACGGCCACACCGTCTCGCCGTAGCTCAACGTGACGATCAGGCCGGTGAAGCCGTCGCACTTGTCAGCGCTGGTCCAGCTCGGCGCGCCGATCGAGATGAGGGTGGAGGAGATGTCCTGCCCGGTGGCGCCGGTGAAGCGGATGACGGTGGCGGCACTGCCAGTGACCGCCTTGCTGTAGGTGATGACGACGTTGCGGCCGGCCAGCGCGCTCGCGAATGTAATCACGGCGCCGGCCACCGTGAAGTCGCTGCCGGCCTGCAGCAGCGGCGGGGCACCGCTGTCGCCCCCGCCGGAGCCGTTGCTCATGTCCTGAATCACGGGCGTGCCGACCGGCGTCACCGGCAGCGTCACCTGGTAGGGCGCGGTGCCGGGCACGCTGGTGTTGAGCCACGCCGGCTCGTCTCCGCTGATGTAGTACGGCGGCGTGGTGACGTTGTTGGAGCCGTCGATCGTCAGCGCGATGTCGTCAAAGTAGACGGTTTCGATCTCCTGCACTTCGCCATGCGCGAGGCCGACCACCATGACGAGGAACTCTTTGCGCGAGCCCATCGTCTCGGCATAGAGCAGCTGGCCGCCGACGCAGGCGCGACCGTAGATCAGCGGCCGGGTGTTGACGCCACCCTTCACCGTAATCATCTGGTCGCGCAGGCCGCGGTTGTACTCCTCGCGGGCGCGGCGGCGCGCGCTGCGCTGCTGCTGCTGGCCGATGGCGACCGAGGCCGCCACGGCGGCCACCTGCGCCACGGCCGCGATCGTTCCGGCCAGCTCGGCGCTGACCTCGGCCGCAATCAGCAGCTCTGCCATCTACACCCGCCAGGCGGCCACGGCCGCCGTCATCGGCGCGAACTCGATGCCGTGGGTCGAGGGGCCGGCGGCGGTGTCGCCCACGCAGACGCCGAGCGTCTGCCGGCCGCCGATGTCGAGCAGCACCAGGTCGCCGCGCCGCGCAAAGGTGACGCCGATGCGGGCGAGCTCGCCCCAGGCTTCGACCGCGTCCACCAGCGGCTGCGCGCCCAGCGCGCGGGCGGCCTCGTGCGCGGTGTCATAGGCGAGGCGCGGCGCCAGGTCGTCGCGCGGGGCGAGGTCTTCACGCACGGTTTCGAGCCAGCCGATGGCGAAGGTGACGCAGTCGTGATGGCCCCAGGAGAATGGCGTGTTGCGGTGGCGCTCGACGAACACCTCGAGCAGCAGCGGCCAGTCGGAGCGGCGCAGTCCAGAACCGTTGAGTTTCATGCGGAGAACGTCAGCGGCGGAAGAAGTCGGCGGCCGGCCACACGATCTGCCGGTCGTTCAGTTGCTTAGCGAAGCGCAGGCCCGTGTCGGTCGGGAACAGCTTGCGCTGGTCTTCGTCGCTCCAGAAAAGCGGCGACGGGCGCGCGAAGTCGTAAAGGTCGTTCTCGGCGGTGACGCGGATGGTGCTGGTGCCGGCGTCGTCGACGACGGTCATGGTGTCGAGCAGGCCGGACCACTCCAGCACCGGGTCGGCCAGAATGGCGTGGCTCGGCAGGTTCAGGAAGCCGACGTAGACGTTGACCACGCGGCGCTGGTAGTTCTCGCCGAGCGCAATCGCGATCAGCGACGACGGCACGCCGCTGAGGATGAATGCGAGCCCGGTGACCTCGCCGCCCTCGCCTTCCTTGACTTCATCGACCGCGCCCAACGGGCCGACGCCCTGCCAGGTGAATCCGCTCCAGTCGAGGTTGTAGCCGGCCGAGCAGGCGCGCACGGCGCCGCTGTCGAACAGCATCTCGACGAACAGAACGAGCCCGACGTTGGGCTGCGCCAGCGCGGTGGCGACGCCGGAGGTGACGGTTCGGGTCATGCAAACGCCTCGATACCGTCGAGGCCGAACAGCGCCAGCGACGGAGCATTGATCTCGGCCGACCACTCCGGCTCCGCGGCGATGAATACCGCCTTTGGCTGGTCCCACTGGACGGAGGCACCGCCGCCGATGGCGCTGCGGAACGGCGGCTCGACGGTCACCGACGCCACGCCGGAACCGTTGAGCGTGACTATCGGGTCGACCACCATCTTGAGCTCGCCGCCGACGTTGAGCTTGTCGCCGCCGAGCAGCGTGGTGCCGGCCTGACCGGCGCCGGCGCTGATGGTGAAGCTCACCGCGCCGGCGGCGGTCGAGCCGCTGGTGACCGGCGTGCCGCGCATCGTGCCTAGCGGGATCGGGCGCGAGAAATCGTGCACGCTGAAGCGGTTGGCCTGGCCGCGCAGCTTCATCAGGAACGTCTCGAACAGCGCGCGGTCGGCCTCCCGAAGGTTGGGCCAGCGCGCCGAGAAGAACCACCGCGCGCCGGGCAGTTCGACCGTCTGCATCTGGCCCGAGAGCGGCGAAACGTGCACTAGGGTGTTGCTGCGCAGGCCGAAGCGCCACTCGGAGGGCGTGCTGCGGCTGAGCGCCGGAAAAGCGAAGGTCGTCATACGATGCCGTTGCCGCCGCGGGCGGTGTTGTCGACCGAACGCGCGATGCCGGCGCGGACGCCGCGGTCCACGTACCCGGCGATGCGCGCGCGGTCGACGGCGCCGTCGATGTAGTTGTTGACGATCAGCGTGCCGCCCCAGCCGCGGCCGTTCTGGCCCGCCGGGACGATGGCTTCGCCACGATGCACCAGCGCTAGGCCGGTGCGCGGCACGTAGTCGGTGCCGCTGGCGAACACGCCGACCAGGTTCTGAGAGCCGAACAGCGAGAACAGGGACGCCAGGCCGGCGCCCGTGCCGCCGACGCCGGAGCCCTTGAAGATCCGCTCGAGCTGTTCGGCCAGCGGCTTGACGATCAGCATCTGCACCAGCAGCTTCTGCAGGTCTTGCGCGAGCGCCTTGAAGAAGTTTGTCTCGCTGGGCGCCTCGATCCAGCGGCCCAGCGACGAGGCGAAGGTCAGGCCCAGTTCCTTGGCGACGTCGTCGGTCTTCTGGATCTCGTCCCTGATTCCGCCGATGCCCTTGACGATGCGATCGAGCTCCTCTGCGCTGAAGAGTTCCCCGGCCGCGAGCCTGGCTTCGAGGCGGGCCGTCTGCGCGATCTTGAGCGCATCGGCGGATCGGCCGGCGAAAGTTTCGAGCTGTTCGTCGAGGCTCTTCTGCTGCGCCAGGATGCGCGCCTCGATGTCGGCGTCTTCCTTGCGCGCCGCCACCGCCCGCTGGCGCAGGTCGAGCATCTTCTCCTCGGTGGCCAGGAGTTCGCGCACCTGGACGGTGTCAAGCGCCGGGTTGGCGGCCAGCAGCCGCCGCGCCTTCTCGACGGTGGAGATGTCCTCGAGCTTCTGCAGTTCGCGGTCGAGTTCCTCGATGTACTTTGCCAGCGCCTCGCGCGTGGCGTCGATCGTTTCCTTGGTGTCGCCGCCCGTGGCACGCTTGATCCGTGGAGCAGCCCCCGCGGCGGTTCGGCCTTCGTTCGAATAGGGAGTGCCGGCGTTGGCGAGCGCCCGATTGCGCTGGATTTCCTTCAGGAACGCGAGTTCCCGGCGCAGCGCATCGGCCTGCTCGGCGAGCCGGCGCTTGTAGGGCGCGGCGCCGATCGGCGCGTCGATCTTCTTTTGCAGCGCCTCGATGTCCGCAGTCAGGCTGCGGATCTTGGCCCCTGGATCTTGCAGCGTGCCGGCGCTTTGGGTCGCGAGGAACTTGAGCGCCTCGCCAAAGCCCAGCGCAGCGCCCCGCGCCGCGTTGAATTCCTCGATCGCCTTGGAGAGCCCTTCGATGATCGGCAGGAAGATCGACACCTTGACCGCCGTGGCGGAGGCGGCGAGGCGGTCGAGCTGGTCTGCGAACCGGCTGGCGGCGGTGGCCGCCTCGGTGCCGATGATGACGCCGAGCTTGGCGGCCTCCTCCTTCATCCGCTCCAGGCCGTCCGCGCCCTGGTTCAGGAACGGGATGAGCTTCGTGCCGCTCTTGCCGAAGAGCTCCACGGCGAGCGCCGCCTTCTCTGGCCCGTCGCGGAATGAAGCGAACTTGTCGGCGATCTGCGCCAGCGCCTCGTCGGAGTTGAGGATTTGCCCCGACGTGTTCGTGATCTTGATGCCCAGCGCCTGGAAGACGGCCTGCGCGTCCTTGGCACCGCCCGCGGCGGCGGCGAGCTGGACGTTGAGGCGCTTGAGCGCCTCGTCCAGGTTCTCCGCGCCGACCCCGGCGAACGTGGCCGCGTAGCGCAGCGCGGAGAGTGACTCGACGGCCACGCCGGCGGACTGCGCCGACTCCTCCAGCCGGTCGAGGTCGTCGACAATGCCTTTGAAGATACCCACGGCCGCCGCCCCGGCGAGGCCGGTGAGCGCCAGCTTGAGCTTGTCGACAGTGCCGGCGATCTTGCCGACGACGACGCTGGCCTGATCGACGCCGGTGAATATGATCTTTGGATTGGCCATCGGGCACCTAACGCGGCTGCGCGTTGCGCAGCAGCAGCAGCAGTTCGATCATCAGGTCGAAGTCATCGACGCCGTAGAGCGCGTCGTACATGGGCAGGCGTTCCGGGTGCCAGCCGCCGAGGAAGCCCCAGCAATGCAGCGCGCGGATCTCGTCCGGCCCCGGCGGCGGCGGGTCGGCCACGAGGCCGCCCAGGCCGGCGGCTTCGAGCTTGCGCGCATCGGCGCGGGACTTCTCCCACTCGATGCGCGCGTTCAGTTTTTTGCGGCGGACTCCGTGCGTTCCTTGCGGACCACCAGACGCCGCTGCAGCTCCGTGACGATCGGCGGCGCGAGGTCCGGCTGCGCGTCGAAGAGCGGCGCGACGAGCCCGGGCTCGAACTCCACGGGCTCGGTATCGCCGTCGCGCAGGAAGTGGTCGACCGTGACCCCGGACCATCCGCGCACGGCAGAAAGCAGCATGGCCCGCATCGCCTCGACCATCATGGACGAGGGATCGGTGGCGCCGTCCGCCCGCGCCCGCGCGCAGTAGACAGTGATCTCGTACTCGGTGGGAACCTGCAGCGCAAAGCGCACGCCGCCGACCTCGTGGTCAAAGCGGCGCGCGGCTTCGATGCGCGCCTTGAGTTGCGCCAGCTCCATCAGCTGGCGTAGCGCGTCGGCTCGGCGGCGTAGGACAGGTCGATCTTCGCCGTGAGCGGCGCGTTCGACCCGATGCTCGGCGTCGTCTGCAACGACCAGTAGGCGTTCGCGACGAGGATGGAGCCGTTCGGGAACGTGTACCGCACCCCGGTGGCGGTCGACGACTCGGACGCTGCCCGCACGGTCGCATACCACGAGAGGGTGGCGTCGTCGAAGAAAGTCATCGTCACCGTAACGGGCGCGCGGGTCGTGGGGATCTGCTTCTGCGTCTGGTCGACGATCGTCGTCGTGTCGACGTACTGCTGCTCGCCGCCGCCGGGTTCGACCGTCTGGATCTGCGACAGGTTCGCCCAGGCGGTGATCTCGCGGACGCTGCCGGTGCCGGTTCCCGTCGGGTACTTGGTCGTGTTGCTGGTGTCGATGCCTTCCAGCGTCACGTCGTTGACGTTGACACTCTTGGCGCGGACGATCCGGCCGTTGAGCCGGTCCCAGCCCGAAGTGACCTCGAAGTAGTCGCCCTGGCTGATGCCGTGGCTGCCTTCGAGGGTCGCGACGGCCTCGGCGGCGTTCGTGATCGCGCTCATGGTCTTCGAGCTACCGTGCGTGCTGGCGATAGCGATGATCGAGCCGGTAGACAGGGTGATTGCCATTCAGTTCTCCAATTGCCGGGACGATCCAACGCCCACGCCGGCCCGGCGGCCGGTGCGTGCGGCAGGTTAAAAGGGATTACTCCGTGTGCTGGACGAGAAACGTCCAGGTCTGCGCGAACTCGCGCAGTTGCGGTTCGTACTCGTCGGCGCCCTCTTCGCTCACGCTGACGTAGAGCAGGTCGACGCCGTTGACGGTGCCGCGCGCGCCGACCAGCGCCACGCGCACCGCCTCACCGAGCGCCTTCAGCTCGGGGTACGTGCGGGCCACACACAGCACCTCGATCTGCGCCTCGACCAGTTGCAGCGGGGCCGGGTCTTCCTGCGCCGGGCGGTCGGCCGAGAGCTTGCGGTAAATCAAGAGCGGCGCCGGCGACTCTTCCTGTGCGGCACCGCCGTAGATGCGGTCGGCCACCAGCGCGGTGACGCCCGGCGCGGCGTTCAGCAGCGCAGCGGCGGCTTTTTCGGCTCTCATCGTCCGGTGCTCCAGAAGCGGGCGACGCGCGCCTCGACGTAGCGCTCGAAGGCGGCATTGGCGGCCGGCATGTCGCGCTCCGCCGTCTGCGTGGCATACAGGCGCGCGCGGATGCCGGGGTGGCGGACTTTCGAGACGAACGCGCCGCGGATCATCAGCGCCCGACGTCCGGGCCGCGGCTTGATGACGTGCGGCCTGGCGCCCCACTCGAGGATGTGCGCGTACCACGCATCGCGCGCCGTCTTGACCGGCCCGCGGTCGAGGCTCGCCCGCTTTTGGTAGCGGCCGCCGTACTGCACCACGCCGCGCACGGTGTTGCCCGCGGGGCCGCCCTGCAGCCGCACGGAACTGCGCACGCTGCCGGCCGCCGTCTGCAGCCCGTCGGAGGAGAGCCGCGTCTTCAGACGCTTGGCCAGGAGGCTCGCCGCGGCCCGCGCCCCGCCGCGCAGGAAGTTGTTGCGCATACGGTCGGGGAAATAGTCCAGCCGCGCGCGCAGGGTGTCGAAGCCGTCGAGCCGCACCCGGATGATGGTTCCGTTAGCCACTGGCGGACTCCGCGCACAGCAGCTCGAGCTCGACGTTCATCTCGCCCGGATTGATGACGCCCTGGATTTCAAAGATCCGACTGCCGAACAGCACCCGCCACTTGGCGCTGACGCCGGCCATGTACCGAATGCGGATACGCGCCGAGAGTTCTCCCTGGACTTCGAGATTCTGGAAGAACTCGCGGGCGGATAACGGCTCCACCGCCGCCGATACGGTCGCGACGTCCTGCCACGTCCGCTGGGAGTCCGCGTAGTCCGCGCCGCGGATCTCGATCGGCCGCTGCAGGATGACGCGGTTGCGGAGGGTGCCGGCACGCATCAGACCGCCAGGATGCGGTAGGTGTCGAGCAGGCCGTCGACGAACTGGTGCGGCACCGAGGGCTTGTCCGCTCCGCGCTCGCGCTGCTCGTACATCTCGCCCACCGCCAGCAAGATCCACTGCCGCAGCGGCGCCGGCACCAGGGCCGCGCTCGTGCCGTAGCCGGCGGTGTAGAGCACACTGACGGCGTTGATCTGCGCCCGCGTGTCGGGCCACTCCTGGTCCCACGCAGGCACGACCCAGCCGGGTTCGCTCCCGACGTCGACCGAGTACATCGACGGGTCCAGCGTGGTGAGCACCCCGTCGAGGTCGACGTACTGCAGGCTCGTTACGCCGATCACGCGCGGCATCGGCAGCCGGATCGCGTCGGGGAAGAAGTCGAGCAGCAGGCGCCAGGTGCTGGTCATCAACGTGCGCTGCATGCGGTTTTCCGCCTCGGTGCGCGCGACGGTGATGAGCGTCGTCAGATAGGCGTCGTCGTCCGAGGTGTCGATGCGGCAATGCGCCTTCGCTTCCGCGAGCGTGACTGGTTCGACGCTGGCGTCGGTGATCTTGGTCAGTGCCATGCGTGCCTACGATGAGTTGCTCACGGGCCGGCGGGTGTTGCCAGTGCCGGGCCGCACGGTGTCAGCCGTGCGCTTGCTGCGACCGGTGGGCCAGCGGCCCATCGGCTTGACGGTGGTCACGGCGGCATCGCTGCCGCTGACGAAGGCGAGGCTCGTCACTGCCGCCTCGGCAATCGCCAGGGTCGCCTGCGTGGCAGCCACGGCGGCCATCGCCTGCGACTCTGCATTCCGCACGACGGCGGCAACCGCCTCGCCGGCGACATCCGCTCCACCCGACGAACTGCCGGCCGGCGCCGCCAGCGGGTAGCCGGAGGCATTGACGGCCTGCGCCGAAGAAGCGCCCGCGGAGGCGCCCGGTAGCGCGAACTCCGACAGGCCCGCCGCCTGCGCGTTGCTGGTGGCAGTCGCCGTGCCGAGCGCCGCGCCGGGGCTGAGCGAGCGGTCCTGGCCGGTGATGCTGGCCGCGGCAAACGCCGAGCCCGTGCCGACGGTGCTGGTAACGCCGACTGCGGCGCCGGTGACTCGCGCCCCGCCGGACGAGGCGCCCTCGGTGATGACGACCGCGCGCAGTTGGCCATTGACGGAGGCCCCGCCAGCAATGCCGGGGTCGAGGCTATACGCCGCGCGCGGCTGGCCGCTGGCAGCACTCGTCGACAGCAGCTCGGCGTAGGTCGATCCGGCAGGCCGCAGCGACGTCGGCAGGCCGTAGTCCAGCGTCGTGCCCGGCGGCTTGAAGTCCGCCGGAGGTGGCACGTCGAACACGCTGCGCGGTGGCGTCGCGTAGTCGCCGAGAATGCTGTAAACGCCGTCGCCGGTAACGTGGGCGGCTGACCACGACGCGCCCGCCGGGACCGGGGTGGTCGAGCCCTGCAACCCGAACCACGGGCGGTAGCCGGTGAACGCCTCCGTCCCGCCGATGGACGCATTGCGCCCGGTGACCTGGGCTCCGGCGGCTGCCTCGCCGGTGCGGACGATGGTCTGCGCCAGCGCGCCTGTGACCGTTGCGCCGGCCGCGGCCCAGCCGACATAGCCGCCCATGCCGTTGACGGTGAACCACGGGCGGTAATTTGCGAAGCCCTCATTGGCAGCGGAGGGCTTCGTGCCAGTGACCTCCGCGCCACTCGAACTCGACCCGGAGCAGACGGCCGCGACGACCTTGACGGCGGTGGCGCTCGAGGCGCTGGCCACCGAGCCAATTTGCTGGACCGTTCCCTCACCGCTGACGGTGGCGCCCGCGAAGGCGCTGCCCACGCCCTTGCCAGGCGGGACATTGCCATCCGTGGACAGGAACGGCCAAAGGCCGCGGAAGCCTTCGGCCATGACTTACCTTTCGATCAGGCCGGGTCGATGCTCACGATCGGATCGGCCGCGGCGTTGGTCGTGACCGCCGCCGTGTAGGCCGACGTACTGTCGTCTTCCTTGCAGACGGTGAGCGTGCCGGCGCTGACCGACGTCTTGTTGCGGATCGTGCGCAATGCGCTGCGCACCGTCCGCTCGTTGAGCGATCCCGCACCCGAGCCGGAGCCAATGTCACGCGCGAGGATCGCATCGGCGATGAGGTCGAGGCCGGTGGAACTGTCGATCAGAGCGTTGTTGATCGTCGCCGCGCGGAAACCGATCACCGGACCACGCCACGGAAGTACGCCAGTGATCCGGCCGGTGAACCAGCCGAAGCCCTCGGTGTCGTTGTTGATCGAGGCGCCACCCGATGCGGGGATCTCGATGCAGTACATGCCATCGCCCTTATGCGCCCAGTCGTAATTGCCGCCAGTGGTCGGAGTGACGGCAGTGCTGGTATATGCACCCGCCGTGGTCACGAAGTTCCACCGCAGATCCATGCCGGCAGCGTTGTAGGCGATAGGGCCGTCTTCGATCGTCTTGAAGTCGGTGTCATCCAGCAGAGGCATGATATTGACTGGCACTTCGGACAGTGCCGCGTCTACGTCCATCCAAATGTCAGCCATGAAGCTCTCCTACAGTTGTGCGAAGTAATACGCCGGTTTAGCGCTTGATCCGGCCGCAGGCGCCAGCGCGACAAGAAACGCCATCCGACCCGTCGTTCCGCCTCCGGTCCACGTTGCCGTGCCAGTCACGGTGCCGGTCGACGCTGCCGTGCCCTGGGTAAGATCAGCCAGAGTTGCATTGACCCACGGCGACGCGGTGGTGACTTCCGCCCGCTCCGTCATGCCGGAAGGCGGCGTCCATGAGACTGTGGCGCTGACCGTCGTGTCAGTCGCCGCAAGGTACACGATGTCGCAGTTATCGACCGAGGGCGTGATGCCCGTCGCGTTGACACTCGCCGCCGACGCCGCGCCGCCTTCAGCAAGGCCGGACGATGCGTTGATCGGCGTCGTGCCGTCGCGCCCAGAGTAAGCGGCGAGGATGCCTGCCGTGCTGGCGCTTGACGTGCACGTCCAGTCGTAGCTGGCCGGCTCACTGGCGCCGGCCTTTTTCCAGAAACATGCGGACGAGCCAGCCTCCACCGCCGAATTAAGCGGACTGCTGGCAAGCGCCGCGAAGCCGGACGGCGGAGTAATCGTTTCCGCTGTAGTGCGGTCGAGCGACACCAGCAGCAGAAGAATGTCGCCTTCTACCGTGCCGGACGGCTTGTTGATGGTAATGGTGCTAAGTCCGTTCTCAATCTTCGTAGTGTGCGATCTGTACGCCATCTAGTCCCTCGGGTTGTAGAGCCACGCACGCGGCGAGGCTGCCTGATCGCGGATCGCCCACACGACGCCATGCGCGTCAATAGGGACCACAATGAACGGCACCGTGCCGCCGCTCAGGTTTTCCGGAAGCGCCGCGCGCTGCGTCCATGTCGAGCCATCGAAGCGGTAGACGAAACCGTTGGATGCGAACAGCAGCCAGCCGGACCCGCTCGGATCTGCCGTCAGCTTGCCGTCATAGCGCACGTCAATGATGGTCGGCGCATCTGCCACGGCTGCCACGGCAAGGGTATCGCACCGCACCGTGTAGCACTTCGTGTTCCCGCCGCCGAGCAGCACACCACCCGCCCCGCCGAACGCGCGTGGATTGAACGCCATGACATAGCCATTGCCACCGTCCGCCGTCAGCGCGGGGAACGAACCCGAACCGGTGGCGATCTTTTCCTGATTCCAGACGTTCGTTCCGAGGTTCAGTTCCGAAATTCGTGCGCTGCCGGATGAGTTCGTGCTACTCAAGTACCACAACGCTCCGGCACCTATTCCAGTCTTGTCCTCGACGCTTTCCAGCGCGCCGTTTCCAAGCGATGCGTCATCATTCGATGGCGGCGCGATCATTGGCCCCCACGTGTTCGTGTCCAAGTTGAACTGCAGGATCGGACCAGACCCGAAGCCACTGTCATCGGTGAACTGCTTCCTGTAGTGCCGGCGCGAGATAAGGCACAGGGCATTGCCATCGTACTGGTGCCCGGTCGGGCGCGAACTCCCGACTTGATCGGATGCCCGGAACCCGCGCGTCGCCGACCATGAATCCGTCGTCTCGTTGTAGATGGCCTGCGTGTTGTAGATGTAGTCGCCGTTGCTGTTGCCGATGCCCTTGCCAGAGAACATCACGCGCTTGGTCGTCGGGTCATAGACTCCGTTGCCGGCCCAGTCGAGCGTGGTGCGGCCCTGCGACAGCGATCCATCTTCGGTGACGTCGCACTGGAAGCCGCTGGTCGGATGCGCGCTGCGCGTGGACAACCCGCCGCCAGAGAATGCGGAAAACGTATTGCTCGTCACCGCCGCCGCAGCCGCTGACAGGGCAGTCGAGGCGCTAACGACACTGATGGTCGTGGCGGTGCTGGTAGCTCGGCGCGGAAAGACGACGGCTGGCATCAGGCGTTCCTCGGGTAGTAGCCCCAGCGCGGCTCGGTCGCAAAGCCCGTGCGCCATGTGGCGAGGTTCGTGATGTTGCCGCCTGTCACCTTGGCCCACGCTGCGGTTGCGCCGGAGATGTCGCGCTCCACCGCGCAGCACAGGGCCGCCCAGTAGTAGCTCGTGTACCACGCCCCGGCCGTGGTGTCCGTGCCGTAGTTGCCCCAGTTGGATGCCGTGTCCGCCTCGGAGATCCATGGTCCTGAAACGGGCGGCACGGTGCCACTCATCGTCGCGCTTGCCCACGCGCCCCAGTCCGCATACTGGTCCATCGCGGCGTTGACGAAGTTGGCCGCGCCAGTGGCTCCAATCGTGAAGCGCTGCGCCATCGAGCGGAACGCCCCGCCCGGCGATTCGTTGCAGTAGCGCACAGGAAAGCCCGCCGCCCAGTCGGCCAGCGCCACCGCGTTGGACTGATCGGCGCCCGTCAGCACCTTCGCATTGGCCAGCGCGTGCGTGGCCTGAATGAAGTAGAACGACTGGAACACCCCGTGCTGGAAGGTGCCGCCCGCGTTGTCGTCCCAGCAGATGTAGGGATCACCCCCCCACGGCGTGTTCAGCTTGCTCTTCGGGTTGTCGCGGAAGTACAGCGACCCCGTCACATTGCGGACCAGGCAGTTCACAGCCGGCGTGTGCCACGGATGGCCGACCGGCGTCAGGAACAGCGCATGGGCAAAGGAGCGGAAGCCCCAAGCCCGCGCCCGTACCGCGTACCACGGCCCCATCGTGCCGTTGGCCGCGCCGTCGTTGAAGCCCGTGCTCCACGAGTAGGTCTTGAGCACCGCCCGCTGCGCGATCTCGATGAAGTACGGGCTGGGCCGGCACAGGAAAGCCATGAGGCCGACGGCCGGGTGGTGCGAGCCGGCCCAGCCGCCACTGTCGTTGTAGGCCGTGGCGGTCGGCCACACACCGTTGTCCCAGCTCTTGCCGCTTTGCTGGTCGAAGTCCGGCACCCAGTTATTGCTCGCTCCTGTCCCGGTATGCCGGTAGTGAATGTCGAGCACCAAACTAGACAGCATCGCCGCCAGCACCGCGCGCCGCGCGAACTTGCTGCCCGTTTGCAGGTAGTGCGCTTCCCACTTCGGCAGGTAGCCGATCCAGTCGTGGTCGCCCGCGACGCTCATGCCGTTGTAGCCCTGCCGGCCAATCGCCCACGGCGTGTAGGCGTCGGACTGGTAGGTCGTCTGCATATCGACCGTGCTGGTCTGATCCATGCGGAACAGCAGCGGGTGCGCTTGCATCGAGACGGTGTCGTGCGTGACCTCGATCTGAGGATCGCCTCCGACCCATGTGGAGGCGTACCACGCCATGCCGCCCCGGTGCGAACCCGACGGGCTGCCGCTGCTGCTCACCGTGGCGATGGTGGTGCCGTTGACCGTGACAGTAGCGCCGGTGTACGTCTGACTCGTCGGCGCTGGCTGGCTGGTGCCGTTGGCGTTGAACTTGGCGTTCTCGATCACCACCTCAACGAACGCCCGCCCACCTTGGAAGGCGTGTACGTCGATCACTGCTTCCATTGCTCCGACGTTAAGCGACTGCCGGTAGCGCGCGCAGATCACTTGCGAGTTATGCCACCAGATGCGATCCGGCGCGCCCCACAAATTGAGCGTCTGCGTGCCGCCGCCGAAGTTCGTGAACACGATGCCGGTCGTGAACTTGCTGGCGATGTCGGCCGTGGTGAGCGCGGCGCCGCTCGAGCTTCCGGGGCGCAGGCGGATGGTCTTCTGCCCGCCGAGGGCGACGTCGGTATGGCCGGCCACGACAACCACCTGCGCGCTGTCGTCCGGCCATGCCGACAGCACGGAGCTGCGCAGCGTTGGATCGTCCGGGCTCAGCAGCACCATGTTGGCCGGAACCGCGCCCTCGGTCGGGTACACGGTGGCCATGTAGGGCACGCCGCTCCCGGCGCTGGCGCTGTGCAGCGTCAGCGTGGGCAGCGCGCCGGGCTCGTGGTAGCTGAACATGACGCCCGCCTGCGTTCCGGGGGCGGCGCTACCGACGGCAAGGCTGCCGGCATCGGTCAGGGTCATGCCGGCTGGCAGCGGGGCGTTGGCTGGGTCAACGCCGAACACGCCGCCGGCGGTGTATCCGGCCGGCAGAGTCGCCGCGACATTGAACGGAGTGGCGTCTCCCTGCGTGAAACTCAGCGCGCCGTTGTTGACGATCCA